CCAAGAACTATAAAGCTAGGTGCTGTACGTGTTGGTTATGACAACTTTGAACCATTCAACCTTATCATGTCTACAATCGCTGACGTAGGTGATGCAAGTGAACTTATGGGAGAAGAGTGGACGGAATCACAGTTACAAAAAATATCTCTTGTAATTGCACAGGCTGTAAGTAGTAAGTCTTATCTTGCTGGTATACAGTCATTTGTAGATCTATTTGGTGGTCGACCCGGGCAGTTTGATAGAATCATAGCTGGCCTTGCTAACAACCAAGTACCTCTTGCTGGTTTACGTAACGAGCTAGGTAAATTATTTCTACCATATATGCGTGAGATCGGATCTGGTATAGATCAGTCTATACGTAACCGTAACCTAATTAATGAGCAGTTTGCTGAGTTAGACGGCAACCAACCGCTACCTATTAAGTATGATCTTCTTAATGGTAAGCCCTTGAAAGATTGGGACTTTCTTACTCGTGCATACAATGCAATTAGTCCAATAAGTCTTAGTCTAGATCAAAGCCCCGGTAGAAACATGCTATTCGATAGTGGCTATGATTTACGTTTATCTACTTACTACGCACCTGACGGTACAAACTTAACAGACTCTCCAAGAGTTAGATCTGAGTTTCAACGTGCTATAGGTCAACAGAACTTAGAACGTGAGTTAGACAAACTAGCTGTAGATCCAAAGATTTTAGCTTCTATAGAAAAAATGTATCAGGATATTAGAGCAGGCAAACGTGGCCAATACAATGCTAGAGATTACTACCATAATATAATTATTAAAAGATTATTTGACAAAGCACGAAAACGTGCATGGCGTGAAATAAGTGATGAAGCTGGTATAGCAAAGTTAATACGTGAGCAACGTGTTAAGAAGGAACTACAGCTTGCAAAACGAGATCAAACAGCAACCCTTCTCAACATATACAAATAAATGGCTACGACAACTCAACCGTACACAGGAAATAATAATCGAGGTAAAGGCACCCAGCCCTATAGCGACTTATCATTTTCCTTTGACTACCTAAAAATTGAAGATGTAAAGGTGTCTCTAAATGGGACACAACTGGTAAATACCAGTTCAAAAACTAAATATACATTTCCAACAGCAAGCACCATCCGATTCGCTCAACTTGGAAGTTCGCCAACTAGCTTTGAAACTACAACACAGAACAGTGATGGCTCTCCTAAAGACGGAGTAAGCATACTTATACATAGACGTACAGATACTGATTCAGCTCACGCTGTATTTGGAGCAGGCTCATCAGTTAGAGCTTCTGATCTAAACAACAATACAGATCAGTTACTATTTTTTGCACAAGAATGTTCTGATACAGATAACCCATTGATTACTGATATATCTGGGTTTACTATAAATGAAGATGGAAAAGTAGACGGTTCTCTTGTATACTATGATGGTTCTACAAGTAGATTTAAAGCAGATGCGACAACAACTAAATCAACAATCGTGGACGGAGGTTCCTTTTAAAAAATGGCTAAAATAAGAATAAGAAGATCAACAGGTACCGGTGTACCACCTCTTACTGGCACCAATCCAATGGCAAATGCAGAATTAGCATATGCAGAAGGTAATAATATACTATATATTGGAGAAGGTACTAGCGGTGACAATGCAGCAAGTATTGTAAAGATCGGTGGAGACGGTGCTTTCATGGCACTTGAAGGTAACCAGACAGTAGGTGGTACTAAAACTTTTAGTGATAACGTAGTAGTTACAGGTAACTTAACTGTTAACGGAACTACAACAACAGTATCTACACAAAATACAACAGTCAGTGACAACATACTTGAACTAAACAGTGGTGCTGGTAGTAATGCTAGCGACTGTGGTATTATGATCGAAAGAGGTAGCACAGGTGACAATGCGTTTATTGGATGGGACGAAAGTGCTGACCAGTTTGTACTTGGTACAACAACTGCTACAGCTAGCTCTACAGGTGACTTAAGTGTATCTGCTGGTACTATACAAGCTAACGTAACTGGTAGTGCAGTGAGTTTAGCTAACAGTAGAACATTTTCATTAAGTGGAGACGTAACAGGTAGTGCTGCATTTAACGGTACACAAAACCCAACTATAACTACAACAATCGCATCTGGTTCTGTAGAAAGAGATATGCTTAACCTAGTGTCTACATCTAGTGCACCCGGTTTGACTGTTAAAGGTGACGGTACTTCAGATGGATACTTACAACTTAACTGCTCACAGAACAGTCATGGTATTAAGTTAAAGTCTCCACCTCACAGTGCTGGTGCTAGTTATACCTTAACATTTCCAACTACTGATGGTAATGCTAACCAAGTTCTAAAAACTGACGGTAGTGGTGGACTATCTTGGGTAGATCAGACTACTGACACTCAGCTATCTAACGAGCAAGTACAAGACATTGTAGGAGCTATGTTCTCTAGTAATACAGAGTCAGGTATTACAGCAACATATCAAGATAGTGACGGTACTATTGACTTGGTTATCGCTACACTAAACCAAGACACAACTGGTAATGCTGCTACAGCTACCACAGCTACTAACGTTACAGCCTCGGCAAATAACTCTACTAATGAAACTGTATTTCTTACATTTGTTGATGGTGCTACAGGTTCACAAGGTATCGAAACAGATACAGGTCTTTTTTATAATCCAAGCACAGGGCAATTAGACTTTGCAATTCTAGACGGAGGCACGTTCTGATATGGCTACTATCAAGCACAAACGAGGGACTAGTGATCCTAGTTCCTCTGACGTTGCTGTTGGTGAGTTAGCTATTAACACCTCTGATGGTGGCGTATTTACAAAAACAAGCGGCGGGTCAGTCGTAGAAGTTGGAGCTGGTTTGACTGTACAAGATGAAGGTACATCTTTATCTACCCAAGCTACAACTTTAAATTTTGTAGGAGCTTCTGTTACTGCAAGTGGTACAGGATCTACCAAAACTATTACAGTCAGCGGTGCTGGTAGTGGAGGTGGTACTGTTACAGGTGTTAGTGGTACTGCTCCTATCACATCTAGTGGAGGCACTTCGCCTACTATAGGTATATCAGCAGCTACAACCAGTGCAGCTGGATCTATGTCAGCATCTGATAAGTCTAAGCTAGACGGTATTGAGGCTAGTGCAACAGCAGATCAGACAGCAGCGGAAATAAGAACACTTGTAGGTTCCGCATCAGACAGTAATGTATTTACTGACGCAGATCACAGTAAGTTAGACGGTATAGAAGCTAGTGCTGATGTCACTGATGCAACTAATGTAAATGCAGCAGGGGCTGTAATGAACAGTGACACCTCAACTGCTTCAATGAGTTTTGTAGTTGATGAAGACAACATGTCATCAAACAGTGCTACAAAAGTACCAACACAACAATCAGTAAAAGCTTATGTTGACTCTGAAGTTGCTGGTGCCGGCGGTGGCGGTGTAACAATACAGGAAGAGGGAAGCTCTTTATCTACTACTGCAACCACTCTTAACTTTGTAGGATCTAATGTAACTGCTTCTGGTACAGGAGCAACAAAAACAATAACTGTATCTAACGACATAACAACTGGGAATGGTAATACTTTTGCTGGTAACAATGCAGGTACTTCGATTCAATCTGGGGGTTTATTTAACACTGCGATTGGTGAGAGTGCTGGTCGACACATAAGCACAGGGGATCGCAATACTCTTCTAGGTTATTATGCTGGTGAAAAAATCACTACAGGCGAGTCAAATGGACTTTTTGGGGCACAAGCAGGGGAGAACATTACTGGTGGACATTCAAACAATGCGTTTGGTCATTCGGCATTAAAAGATTTAACCACTGCTTCAAACAATGTTGCAATCGGACATAGTGCTGGAGAAAGCATAACAACAGGTCAAAACAATGTAATAGTTGGTAGAAATGCACTGAAATCTAATACAATAAACACTAATATCGTTGCTATAGGTCATCAGGCACTTGAAAATACAAATAACACTTCAACTAGCGAAACAAAATTAACAGCGGTTGGTTATCAAGCTGGTCAAAATACTACTACTGGTTCGGAAAATGTATATTTAGGTTCTTATGCAGCAGCATATAATACAACTGGAATCAGAAATGTAATTATCGGACATAACGCTGTAAAACAACGAACATACTGTAATTATACAGTAGGAATAGGTACATCAAGTTTATATCGCCTTACAGGAGGAGATGGCTATAACACTGTTGTAGGTATATTTTCGATGCCATTTGCAACTAACACAATACATAGTACGGCTCTTGGTTATTTAAGTGGTGGTGATGTTACAACTGGTATTAATAATACTTTTTTAGGATCTCAGTCTGGTCATTCTGGAACAAATAACTTAACTACAGGTTCTAATAATACACTTATTGGATATAACGCTGCTGCAAGTTCGGCAACGGTATCTAACGAGATAACTTTAGGTGACACTAATATTACCAAGTTTAGAATACCCGGTATTAATTTTACTCTAAAAGACAACGGTGGTACACCAACTAGCGGTCACGTGTTAACAGTTGACTCTAACGGTGAAGCTAGTTTTGCAGCTGCTAGCGGAGGAGGAGGCGTAACCTCTGACTCTCAATACAACACTGTTGGTGGTACTTCTTCTGGAGATACTTTTTCTGGAACCAGTGCAACATTTAATACTTTATACGGATACAACACTGGAACTGCTATAACTGGTGGTGATGCAAATACTCATATTGGAGCACAAGCCGGTGAAAGTATTACAACAAACGGGTATACAGTATTTGTAGGTTATAAAGCAGGGCAATCAAATACAGATAACTGGTCTGTTGCGGTTGGTGCTGAATCTTTAAAAGAAGCTACTGTTAGAGGAACAGCAGTAGGAGGAATGAGCCTTCAAAATATTACTTCTGGTTGGGGTAATACTGGTATAGGCTATCAAGCTGGTAGAAATATTACAACAGGTTACGCAAATACTTTTACAGGTGATTCCGCTGGTGATGCACTTACTGACGGTTATCAAAATGTAGGTTTTGGACATAGTGCTTTAACCGACTTAACTACAGGTGATGCAAACCAAGCATTTGGTACTTCTGCACTGATGGCAGTAACAACTGGTAATAGTAATGCTGGATTTGGTTACAGGGCTGGTAGAAGACTTACCACCGGTCACAGTAATATATTAATAGGACATGACGCTGGAGAGTTTTTAACTACTGGATATAGTAATATAGCCATAGGTAGTGCAGTTTTAACAAGTGCTAATAATGTAGGAAATGAAATAACTATTGGAGCAGGTGCAACTGGTGGTGGTAGCAATACTGTAACTTTAGGTAATGGAAGTATAACCAAGCTTAGAGTTCCCGGTATAAACGTAGTTCTAAAAGACAATGGTGGTACGCCGACAGAAGGCCACGTTCTTACAGTAGACGCTAACGGTGAAGCTGGTTTTGCAGCAGCTAGTGGAGGATCTACGTTAACAATTCAAGAAGAAGGATCAGCATTATCTACTGATGCTACAACACTAAATTTTGTAGGTTCAACTATAACTGCTTCTGGTACAGGGGCTACTAAAACTATTACAGTTGCTGGTGATTTTGCAGTAATCAACCCCACTACAAACCAAGCTACGGCAATGGCTTGTGGTACTAACTCAGGAGCAGCAGCTGGTGGTCAACATAGCCATACATCTTTTGGTTATCATTCTTTAAAATCATCTACAAGTGGTGATAATGAAACTGCTTTTGGTTCGAGAGCATTAGAAAGTGATACAACTGGTATTGCTAACACTGCTCTTGGTTCTTACGCTGCACAAGCAACAACTACAGGTAGTTACAATACAGCGATAGGTACTGGTTGTTTAGAAAAAGCCACTACGGCTAATCAAAACGTAGGTCTCGGACATCAAGCTGGATATAATAACACTGGTAATAATAATGTCTTTATAGGAGAAAAAGCTGGTCGTTCAAAAACTTCTGGAAACAATAATATTATTATTGGAAGATATGCAGAAGCAAGTAGTAATACTGTAAGTGATGAAATTACACTTGGAACCTCAAGTAGTTCTAAGTTTAGGATTCCGGGTATTAACTTTGTAATTAAGGACAGTACAGCTACAGAGGATTATGTTTTAACAGTTGACTCTAACGGAGAAGCCGGATGGGAAGCTGCTGCCGGTGGTGCTAAACAAGGTGTATTCTATGAAAGCACTCAAACATTATCAAGTAACTACACAGTTACAAGCGGAAGCAACGCAATGGCAGCTGGCCCTATAACTATTGCAAACGGCGTAGTAGTTACAGTTGGTTCTGGCCAAGCTCTTACAATCGTATAAATATGGCAATAACAATAAATGGAAGCGGCGGTGTTACTGGATTAACCGCCCTACCAGACTCTGCTATGAGTTCTGGTTCAATAATCCAAGTTCAACATACAATGGTTACTTCTGTTTCTTCTTTTACAGTAAGTGCAACAAACACATTGTATCCTATAACTGCTTTAGACACTGCAATTACATCAACAATAGCTAATTCAAAGTTTATTATGAGTGGACAAGTTTATTCTGAATTAAATGGAGATGATGCAGAATGGGGTTATGTAGTAGGAAGATCAGTAAGCGGAACTGAAACTTATTTTGCTAGAGGTGATGCTTCTGGCAACCGTCATAGGTACACAAGAGTAATGGATGTCGGTTATCGTGGCTCAGACAATAGTTCAACTGCAAGTTGCTCAACGATTCCTTGCCTTGTAGATAGTCCTAACGTTTCTGCTGGTACTACGTTAACATATAGAATTAACTTAAATTCTTCTGGTGGCACACCTTCTTGGACTTTTTACTTAAATCAAAGTGTTGACGATTACGCTAATGTGTGGTATACGGATAGAGGAGTCAGTTATATAACAGTTATGGAGGTAGCACCATGAGTCAATTAAAATTAACCGCAGACAGCGGTGGAGGTACAGTTGCAATCAAAGCACCGGCTAGTACAGCTAGCAATAGTGCGTTTGAATTAACTTTACCGGGAACTGGTAACAGAGGTCTAGGTAAGATTATACAAGTAGTACAGGCTAGCACAAGTACTCAAGTTTCAAATAGTAATTCCGCAGCTTATGTAGACGGTGGACTACAAGCACAGATAACACCTCACTCTACATCTAGTAAAGTGTTTGTTATGTTTAGTACTTTTATGGGTGTCGTGCATACAGTCAGTGGTGCTACTGCTAGTTTTGGAGGGTTTAGACTTTTAAGAGACTCGACAGCAATATATACATGTATTGGTAACTCTTCTGGAATACATGGTCTTGGTATAAGTCCAGCTGCTGATAGTTTTTTTCATGTAGCTCACACACAGCTTGACTCACCTTCAACAACAAATCAACTTACATACAAAATTCAAATCAGACCTTATAATGCTAACCATACTATGTACGTTAATGGTACATCTTTTGGTAGCCCTTCCATTGACGAAGGTGGACTAATGCAGTTATGGGAGGTAGCAGAATAATGGCAACTTTAGCAACAACAAACATTAAACATGCTTCCTCTAGTTCTAACAATATTGTTTTAGCTAGTGATGGAAGTACAACTATATCTAACTTATCTAATGCCGGTAAGCTGCTTCAAATTGCAACCGTGTCTGATACTGTTAGATATACAACAGGAAGTGTCAGCTTCAGTCAAAGTTATGTTACCACTCCTTTTACTGTTACTCTTACTCCAGCAAGTACATCTAGTAAAATGCTAATTACTGTGTTTTTTACGGGAGAGCCTAATACTAACGAGCATGAAATGCAGTTTGCAATAAGAAGAGCAATATCTGGTGGTTCAACAACTGATATTTTAGCACCCGCTGCTGGTAACAGAGCACAGACTATAGCAGTGCCTAACCAAGGTTATTTTGCAGATAATAATGATTCAACACCATTTAATTTTTCAATGCCTAATTTAGTAGACTCACCTAGTACAACTTCTGCTGTAACTTATACACTAATAGTTAGAGCAGCAACTGGTAGTCGAACTTTATATTATAATCGAAATGCAAATGATGGAAATTATAATCTCTCAACTGAACGTACTTTAAGCTGGATAACAGTTATGGAAGTAGCAGGCTAACATTTATTTATTTTAATTATGGATCATGAAGCAATATACCGTGCTTACGCTGGCACGGTTGTATCAATAAACGATAAAACTGGAGCGTTTGATAAAGATGGTAATAAAGTTACCCTCGACGACACAAAAGTAGCAGAAGCTCGCAAAGCAATAGACGATGCGTTTGCGGCTACAGCATATCAAAGAGCAAGAGCAGCCGAGTACCCAACTTGGCAAGATCAGCTCGACAAAATCTATCATTCAGGCATTGATGCTTGGAAGGCAGATATTAAAGTTATTAAGGACAAGTACCCTAAACCATAATGGAAGAAAGAACAGCAGAAGAAGTAGCACGTATTTTCACAAATGCTGGAGATAGTGTTACTGTTATTAACACTCTTGCAGCTTTATCATCATTAACAGCTGAACAGAAAGACGAAATAAAGAGAAACGTTGAACACCTTGAAATAATCAAGGCATACAAAAAAGTAGATGGAACTACATCTATCTGGACAACAGAGGACTTTACTGCACAAGATGCAGCTGTAACATTGGGTAAAAGTAAATATTAATGGAGTTACCTACTTTAGAGATTCCTGAAAAATTAGAAATTCCTGAAGCACCAATTATAGAAACTCCATCCTTACCTTTACCTACAGCTGATGTTCCCTCATATCAACCTTTGGTCGTACCTCCGAGCAATCTACGAAGACCCGAAGGCACAAAAGAGGTGCAAACCAAAGAAAATCCACCACCTAAAATACATTTCCCACCCTTACCTAGCATCCCACTACCATCGACGGAGATTTTAGTTACTGCAACTATAACAGCCATTACAGCTGTAGCAGCTACAACTCTTACACAACCGTTGTTTGAACAGGTAAAAAAACGAATACAAAAGTTTTTACAAGGTAAAATAAACAAATGGAAACAAAACCGCCAGAAAAGAAAAACATCCTCAAAAAAATAAAAGAGAATGTAGATGACCATGACGAACAGATGGCCATACTAGGTGCAGCAGTGCGGCTAGGAGTTGTAATCTGGTCTGGTTTTATTATTACACTAAACTATGTTGAGCTACCTATGGTAAAGAAGACTGGAGCATCATCGGACATTACGTTCGTGGCTTCAATCTTTACAGGAGCCCTAGCAACTTTCGGGCTATCGACTGGTAGAACAAAAGGTGAGAAAGACAAACAACAACCAAAACAATGAAGAAATGGATCCTTCTCTTAGCATTGTTATCACCCGCAGTAGCAAGAGCAAACACAGTGACCCCTCAGTTTACAACAGGGTCAATGAACTCAACAACTACCACCACACAAACTATAACAGAAGTAACCCAAAAGCAAGTCTTTGGAGCAGCTGTAAATACTTGGTCAGGTTCAAATGTAACTCCTTCCGCAGATATCTCCGGAACTGGCACTACATTCTCTGTAACCGATCCAACAGCAGATTGGAATTTGGAAACAACTACCAGAGCAGCAGGGCTCGTAGAGCAGTGGGATGTAACAACAAACTATACCATAAACTCTACTACTACCTCGCTCTCTGTATTCTCGCAATAAGTTATACTCCTGTATACGCTGAAAAGGGTGATACAAACAACACGTCTAATCCTGTAGCTGCGGCTACGGGAAACGTGACAAATCAAGCCGTACAGTTTCAAAACAATGGAGCATCGTCACGGCAAATATACGGCCCAAATATTCAATGCAATGGGTCTACTATGACATTTAGTCCTTTCTATATGGGCAGCCATACAAATCCTTATTCACATGATGAGGATACTAGAGACTTATACCCATCCAGTTATCAACTTAACGAGAACTGGGGATTTCAAGTTAACTTTATGGTTCCACTTGACAAGGGTGGATATAAACTATGTAAAAAGATAGCTAAACGTCAAGAAGAAAAAATGAGACTAGACTATGAGCTAGTGAGAGCATTGAAATGTGCAGAGCTGATGCAACGTGGCTTTACATACCATCCAAAGTCAGAGATGAAAGTGTTATGCCAAGACATTGTACCAATATCTGCACTGCAACCACCTAAGAAAAAGAAATTTTGGCAAAAATGAGCACACATACAAGATTGAAAGCATTAGAAGCAGAAGCTGCTAAAAAGAAACCAAAAAGAAAAACAAAGCGTGATGAAAACGGACGTTTTGTAAAAGATGACCCAGATTTAGACACACCATCATTATGATCGCACTTATTAAACCAATACTGTTCAAGTTTTTGGGCAGCACAGCTGTAAAAGAGCTTGTAGTAAAACTACTAGAAGCATACAGTAAGACTACTGACAACACAGTAGACGACAAGCTAACAGCTCTTGTCAAGAAAAACTTATTACCAGAATAATATGGAGAATCCAAGGGTTATACCCAAAAAAGCAACCGAAGAGAGTTTTAACGAGCTACACTACCTTGTTACAGAGGACTT